TCAGGGCCAGCAAGACGTGGCCCAGAATGCAATGGCGCAGCAAAAAATGGCGCAAGAGCAGGAGATGAACGCCCTTCGCCGTCAGCAAGCTGAGTTGGGGATGCAACAAACTCGCGGTCAAATCCAGACACAGGAAGAAACTCGCGCTAGGAACAGAGCTGCTGAAAAAACAGGCATGTTCCGTGACCGCCTGCTTCGTGCCCGCACACCAGAAGACGCGCGGAGTCTGGTGCGGATGCAGTATTCCGATCCCGACCTTTCACCTGTTCTTTCGCAAGCTGCATCGCTGGAGCAGGCGCTTGCCGAAGTGCCGGATGACCCAACTCAGTTTCAAACCTATCTCCAGCAAGAGGCGATGGGCATGGGTGAGTGGATAAAGTCTCAAATTCCAAAAGCGCCTACGCCGTCAGCCGACATTAAAACCATGCAGATGTTGGGCTTTCCGCTTACACAAGCTGGATTTGCAGCCTTCCGTGATGCGCAGCGGCCAGAGCGATTGCTTACGCCCGAAGAAGAAGCGCAAAAGATTCGGATCGCGGTACAAGCGCGGCCACCTGCACCTGTCACCAACATTACCAACGTGCAAGAAAAAGCCGAAAAAGGCGCTTTCGGCAAGATGCTGGTTGAACAATACGGCGACATTTCTAAGGCTGCTGGTTTGGCGGCTAAGTCGCTGCCTGCTATCGAGGCCAATCTAGGCGCGCTAAACGCAGGTTTGAGCACTGGCTTTGGCACGGACGCCAAGAAGGCTGGTGCGCGTGTTCTGGGGGCGCTTGGCGTGCAAGACGCAGAGAAGTTTGCTACTACCGCAGAAGTGTTTCAAGCCAACGCCATCAACGCCGTGTTGCAAAAACAGCTTGAGCAAAAAGGCCCGCAGACTGAATCGGACGCTCGCCGTATTGAACAAGTCGGCGCAGAGCTGGCCAAAACCAAAGGTGCTAACGAGTTCATTCTGTCGTTGGCCAAAGAGCAACTCAAACGCGATGTTGACCAGCGCAACTTCTACGATAATTACCGCAGACGCACCGGCAGTTTTGACGGCGCTGAAGACGCGTGGTTTGCGGGCGAAGGCGGCAGATCACTGTTCGACCGCCCTGGACTCAAAAAGTTTGCGCCTGGCGTTGCGGCCCAAGGCGCAGCTGCGCAGATCCCTGCTGGCCGCGCCGCGCCTGCTCCAGCCGCCGCTCCAGCCGCAGCTGCAATTCCGCAAGACGCCGCTAACTTTTTGCGTGCAAACCCCAGCCTAAGAGCGCAATTTGACGCAAAATACGGTCCTGGCGCTGCCAACCGTGTTCTTGGAGGCAAGTAATGGCTGCAAACCCGTTTGACCGGTTCGACGCACCGCAAGTCAATCCTTTTGACCAGTTTGACGTAGCGGCAGCGCCCGTTCAAACCGAAGTGCCTGGCCCCCGCCAAAGGCCCGGCGCACTGACGCAGTTCGGCCGCAGCGCAGCGTCGTTGGCTGACGTTACCATCGGCGGCATTCTGCCCGCCGTTGTGCAGCAAGTGGGCTACCCATTGGCTCGTTTGGGCCGTTCACCAGAAGAAGCGCAAGCGGCGACCGCCCGTTTGGTGAGCGCTGTTGAGTCGCCAGTTGGTCGGGCCTTTGGCGTCACCGAAACGCCTGAGTACCAGCAAGAGGCTGGCCGTCAGCTGGTGGACTTTATTGGCCAGAACTTCCAAAAAGGTGCCAAGTGGATCGCAGGCAAGACCGGCCTTCCGCAGTCTGACGTGGAAAACCTGATGGGCACCGCGACCGTGGCAGCGCCTGCGGTTGCGCGGCCTGTGGCCCGTACAGTCCAGCAAGCAGCTGCCCCGGTGATCGAACGCGCCGTCATCGGCGCAAAGATGCCGTTTGAGCAGCGTTTACAAGCTAGGCGCGAGCGTCAGTCGTTGGAAGACTACGCCCGTGGCCCGCAGATCGACGCAGCAGCCGATGCGCAGCGATTGGGGATTGTGCTCAACCCAACAGACATTCAATCTACCGTAGGCACGCGATTGACCGCGATGGCCGCAGGCCCACGCGCCCCTGAAGCGCTGGCCAACGCCAACAAAAACCAAGTGCGTACTGTGGCGCTTGGTGATATGGATTTGCCGCCTACAACGCAGCTCAACAGCCCAAAGGCGTTCCAGCAAGCGCGCGCGCAGGTGGCCGCACCTTACGAACAAGTCAAGAAGCTGCCTATCCAGCAGGCAGATGACGCAATGGTCCAGCGGCTGGAAGCGTTGCGCGCCGATCTGGACGTGATCGGTGCCAAGGAATACGCGCCTGCCATCAGCAAGATTGTTGATGACGCGATTGCAAAGACGCAGACCGGCCTGACCGGCGAACAGCTGCTCAAGAACATCAGCGTTCTGCGAGAGCGCGCACGCAAGACCTACAACAACAAATCGGCCACTACCGAGGCGCTCGACATCGCTGACACCAATCTTAAGGTGGCGACTGAGCTGGAGTCGATGATCGACAACAGCATCTTCAACCCGAAGTTGTTGAGCGAGTTCCGCGATGCCCGTCAGAAGATGGCTCGCACGTACGCCTATGAAGGCGCGACAGACCTGAACACCGGTATGGTGGATGTCGGCAAACTCGCCCGCATCACGTCGAAGGACAACGCGCTGACCGGCGACATCGCGTCGCTGGGCAAGATTGCCGGTAACTTCCCCGACGTATTCAGCGCCCAGCCGACGCCTGGTTTTCTTACCGCGCCGCGTCTGAGTCGGTCCGGTGCTGGCGGTGCGGCAGGCGCGCTGGTCGGTTCGCAGTTTGGTTTGACCGGCTCGATCTTGGGTGGCGTGCTGGGCGGCGCTGCTGGCGAAACAGTGAGCGCTTTGGCCGCTCGTCGGTTGGCATCGCCCGGCTACCAAGCTGGCTTGACCTTGCGCGACATGCGCATTCCGGTCAATCAGTTGGCCGCGTCAATGCAGCCGATCCCGCAAAGTCAGGCCATCGTGCCCTACCAAGCGCCCGTTGAAGTGCTGATGCCTGGCGAAGGCCCGTATCGACCAAACTTTGTGATGCAGCCCAACCAGTACGGCCCTCGCGTTACTACACCTGGCTTTGCGCCTGGCCCGGCCCAACTGCCCGCACCCAGCGCGCAAGGCACCGTCAACGCTTTGCGCGCCGAAGACGTGCGCCGTGGTCAAATGTCTCGCACACTGGGCCAGCAGGCCGAGCAGCAGGCAGCTGCGGCCGAAGCCGCTGCCCGTCAACCCACACGCGGCGCGGTCGAGTTGCAGATCAACCCGTTGACTGGCGCGCCAGAAGTGGCCACAGGCATCAAAGGCGCTACGCCCGCCACGTTCCAAGACTTCGGCTCGACACTTATGTCGGCGGCAGACAAGGCCACCGCAGGCCGCATGTTTGACATGACCGCAGCCGAAAAGGTTGCGTGGAACAAGACCAAAGTGGATCTGGCCGAAGTAGCGCCTGGCATGAAGTCGTTGACCGACAAAGCCGTCGCGGCCAAAATGCAAGACCGCGCATGGGTGCAAGATGCTGTCAGTAAAGCGCAAGAAAAAGCCCGCGCATTTGACGCTATCGCCGCCCGTGCCGACACAGAACGTGCCCGTCAGTCTGCTTTGGCAAACCGCGAGCGGATGCTTGATTTGGCCGAGCAGATGGAAGACATGCTGCGCCCAGCGCGGCCCACCAAGACTGGTGGCCAAGGCCCGAAAACGCGTGCCTTCCAACGCAACAAGCTCAACATGCTGTCGGACCAAGAAGTTGTAAACAAGCTGTTGGAGAAGTAAGCGATGGCGTTCGATGATACAAATTTTGACCCAGTAAAGTACGGCGTCCTGTGGGAACGGGTGCAAATGATGGACAAGAAGATGGACAAAATGGAAGCCCAGATTGACCAGCTTCTCGAACTTGCCAACAGATCTAAAGGTGGGTTTTGGATGGGCATGACCATCGCATCGGCCCTTGGCGGCATCATCGGTTGGGTAACAAGCCACTGGAAGCACTAAGATGAACTGGTCGGACTACCCTAATTTCACCAAGGCCGAGTTCGACTGCAAGCACACCGGCCTCAACGAAATGAAGCCGGAGTTCATGAAGCTGCTGCAAACGCTGCGCTCGATGTACGGCAAGCCCATGACCATCACCAGTGGTTACCGGCACTGGACGCACCCGGTGGAGGCCCGCAAAGGCCACACGACTGGTGAGCACACTCGGGGCACTTGCTGCGATGTCGCTTGCACCTCGGGCGCTGACCGATACCAGATTATCCGACTTGCCTTGCAGTTAGGGTTTCCTCGTATCGGTATCGCCAAAAATTTCATCCACCTCGGCATCGGCGGTGTCGGGCTTTCTTCACCAACCATTTGGGATTACTCATGAACGCAACCATCATTCAAGCCCTTGTGCGCCACATCTTGACCGCGCTGTCCGGTGGTTTTGCCATGAAGTACGGCATTGACGGCGGCACCATTGACGCTGTTGTCAGCGGTGCCGCAGCCCTTGCTGGCGTCGGCTGGTCGGTGTACGACAAGCGCCGCGCCAATTAAAGCGCTCTCCTCAGTTCTCTGACCTTTTCTCGGGGCAGCGCCAGGTTAAACACGCTGCTCATGCGAATGGCTTTGAGTGACTTGTGTTCACTGCGTTTGCGGTTTGCTCGGATGTTGGGCTTGGGTTTCGGCTTGTCGGGCAGATCACCCAGCATGAACACTGGCCTTGGGTAGCGCCGCGCATCATCGTATGAGTGCGTCCAGCCAGCGATGTGGATGCGCTTCTCGCCAGCCTTGGTGCGCTTGTTCATGCGGTTGAGCACAGCGTGTGCATCGTAGCGCCCGATGTCTGCATAGTCGGCAAACTCTTGCGCAGTCAAACGACCGAACTCAGCGAATGCCTCCAGTGCCTTGATGACATGCGGCCCTGTGTTGGTTGAAGTCATTTCTTCTCCAAAACAATCTTCTCCAGCTTCTCAACAGCAAGGCACAGGTCTTCGTGCAGGTACTCTGGAAGCATGTTCTTTGTGCTGAATGCCCAGCTTTCCAGCGCGGACAGTAGTTTGATAATTTTGAGTGCTTCTTCTTTGCTCATGCTTTCCTCAATCTTTCTTCAAATAAACGCAACACCATCTCGCGGAACAGCGAGCTGCTTTGGCTGTGCTTGTAGGCGTTGAACAGGTGGCTGTCTTCCATGTCCTTGATGGCGATCTGTCGCCCATCCTTTGTTGTCCATACCTCGGTACGGAAGTTGCGCCGAGCCTCTCGGTCCTCATACATCCGTTCTACGATGGCGGCATCTCCGCCAAACTCTGCTTCCCAGTCACTCATGCTTGCTTCTCCTTCAGTGTTGCAAAGATGCTTTTGCCGCATCGCTTGCATTCAAAAATGTAGTGGTTAGGTCTGCGGTACTTGCTACCGAAGTTGTTCGACTCCCAGCGGTGCTTACATTGGGTCATGTGTTCTTCTCCTTGAGTTTGGCTTCGGTAGCATGGACAAGCCATTCTGTTCGTGCATAGTTCAACTTCATAATTTCATGGCGCTCTTCATCCGTCAGCCCAACCCATTGCCGCTGTGCTGCGGGTGGGGTGATGTAACGCTCCAATGCGGAAATCAGAGCGCCACCGTGATCCGCTTCAACATCCCGGCCTTTGTAGCCGGGCGCAGAGTCGCCGTGAACCGCTCGGGCGCCTCTGGCATCGTTGTATCCAAGGTCGTATGCGCCACGGATCGCATCAAAGACACGGCGCTTTGCCACTGGATGCAACGCCACAGGCTCCTGCACAGGTGCTGGCTGTGCGGGTGGGGCGGTGTAGAGCAATGTGCCCGACTCTGGCGGTTCATCAGTCCACACAACTTCGTCACCCTCAAAACAAACTCTGCCCACAGGCTCCTGCACAGGTGCTGAACGGGCTTGCTTGATGGCGGCGATGGCTTCCATGATCTGCGGCTGATCTTCGGGCTCATACCCGTGGGCATCGTCCCGCCAGTCGTTGATCTCGATATTCGCCCATAACAGCGCCTCCAGCGCCAAGTCGAGTGCTTCGTCTTTGGTCATGCCTGCTCCTCAGTGGCCTTGTGCAAATAGGTCGTCAGGCGCTTGATCTGCGCCTCACGGTACTTGCACATGGAGTCGGCGTATTCACGCGCTGACTGGGCCTCCAGCAGCCTGCGCTTGCTGTCCTCCAACTCGCGCAGTGCCAGTGTTTCGGCACTCGGGGTGGCGTAGACGTTCTTCATCCAGTTGTACATTTCACGAATCATGACTTTCTCCTAGTTGCTTGTCGGGTCCAGCACGCCGCGCAGATCCAGCGTGTGGGGTTCATATCTATACCGCCTTCTGGCGGCTTGTTTTGTTCGCATCTGGCGCACAGCTTGAACTTGTGCGATGGTGGCGGCGAAGGGTTGAGCACAAGTTGTTTGGTGACAAAACTCATTCTGGCCTCGGGCAGTTCTCGGGCACAGCCACCACGCACCACACCGCAGCCCACTGGCCACGGTACGGGCCTTCCCAGCGGTCAACGTACACGCCAAAACAAGTGTCAAGCGCCTTGCGTAAAGTGTCAGCAGGAATGTTTGTACACCGGGCGATCTCAGCCACAGTGCATCCGTCGGAATGATCTTGCAGGCATTGCCTAATCTTGTCGTGATGGGACTTCATTTTTTGCGTTTTCGATTACTAAGTGCCGGTAGGCACGGATCGCTGTCTTCAAGTCTGCTTGCAGACTCTCGATCAGCTCTTCTTGCTCAAGCAGCCGTGTGGTGGCGTCTTGCGCAAACTTGGCCAGGTTATGCGCTTCCCACGCCTCAAACCTGTTCATGACTTGGTGGCCAGCGCCAGCAGCTCGGCCCTCTCTCTGGCTACACGCAGCGTGTTGTAGCGCTGGTGCAGGCGTTCGATCACCTTGACGCGCTTGCCGCCAGCCATCTCTTCGTCCAGCAGCGCCTTGACGTCGGTCTCTGGCAGCAGGGCCAGCACCTCATTAAGTTTTCGCCATGTGTACTTCAATTTTCTTCTCCAGTTGTTCAATCAGTTTGGTCGTGCGGCCGTGCGAGCGTTGCGCTGCGTTGAGCTGGCGCGTCTTGTGCCGCAGCTCAGACTTGGCCGCTCGCAGCTTGGCCTTCCATTGGTCGATTCGTTTCATTGTTCATTCCTTGCTCGGATGCGCTCTACAATTTTGATTGCCCGCTGATATTCTGGTGTGTCGCGGCCTGATCGTGGCGCATGAAGCATGATGTCTTCAATGCACGCCTCACGCTCATCAGCACGGACAAGGGCGGCAAAGCGTTCAAGATGCGATTCAGAAAAAAGCAGTAGCGCCCTGTCTGTCGCGGCGGCGGGGTAACCCCCAACCTCACGGGCCATGTCTATCGTGGTTTTCATTTAAGTGCCTCCAAGGCGATTTGCGAAAGGGATAGCTTGTCGTGCAGTGAACCCCAGATTTTCTCATCGACAGTTGCGTCGGTCAGAAATACGTAGCACCACACGTCATGCCGCTGGCCGCTACGATGCAAGCGCCCGATGGTTTGTTCGTACAGTTCAAGCGACCAGGGCAGGGACAGGAAGACGATGTGGTGTCCTCCGTGTTGCAGGTTGAGTCCGTGGCCGGCCGACTTAGGATGGACGGCAAGGAGCGCGACCTCGCCCCGGTTCCAACGCTCGATAGCGCCGTCGTCGTCGAGTGTGGTGAGGTGCTTGAACCTGCGCTTGAGTTCGGCAAGTTCTTCTTGGTACTGGTAAACAAGGAGGGTATTCGCATGTTGGTTCTCATCAAGCAGTTCTTCAAGGCGGTCAAACTTGTGTGACGACAGCCAGATCGGGCCGTTGTCGGAATACAGGAAACCAGACGACATCTGCTGGAGCTTCTGCGTGACGACAGCCGCGTTGACCGCCACCACGTCGTCCAGCACGAACTCTTTCTTCATCTTGTTGTAGCCGGTCATGTCCATCTTGCAGGCCACCTCCACGGTGTGCAGGGGCGGCAGCTTGTCCTTGTACTCGCCAGGCTCCAGCACGAACGTCGCAGGCTTGATGCGTTGCATGACCTGCTCCAGCGAGCCTTTGCGTGGCTCCCACTCACCAAAGTCTTTGTTGATCAGCACAAAGTACTGCTGCATGAACGCGCCTTTGGCGCGGCCCAGCAGCGTCTGATCGACGATCTTGCACTGGCCGAACACGTCTTCCAAGCCGTTGCTGGTGAACGAGCCGGTCAGACCCCAGCGTATGGTGATCGGGTCCATGACTTTGTTCAGCGCCTTGAAGCGTGCGCCTGACGGGTTCTTCAGCTTGGTCAGCTCGTCGAACACAATGGCGTTGATGTGCGCCAAGTTCTGCTCGGCCAGCCACTGGATGTTGTCGTAGTTGGTCACGATGATCTGAGCGCCGCTGTTGAGGGCCGCTTTGCGCTGCGCTGGCGTGCCCACGGCCACGGCCAGAGTGCAGCCGGGTGCCCACTTGGGCTGTTCAACGGGCCACACGTCGGTGCAGACACGCTTGGGGGCCAGCACGAGGAAGCGCGCGGCGTAGCCGTCTTTAAGAATGGCCTGCATGGCTGTGAGCGTGATGGCTGTCTTGCCAGCACCCACCGGAGCCAGGATCATGGCGCGGTCGTGCTCGTACAAGAAGTCAGCAGCCGTCTCTTGGTAGTCACGCAGTTTCATTGAGTTCGATCAGCAGCTCAAGATAATGGATCGCCTTGCGCAGATCAGCGACGCCGTTCTTGTCACGCCAGCGGGTGACGTACTTCACGACGTTGCCCTCGCAAAAGCCGAGGTCGTTGGCGTGGATGTAGATGATGGGCTGGATGCCCTTGTCGCGGTAATGCGACCCGCCGACTTGTTTGTTCAGCGCAGATGTTGTCAACATGTGCTCCAGTTCCTGTTCTTCTTCAGGGGTTAGTTCCATAGTGATTGGTAAGCCATTCATCAATTTGCTCCTTGTTCCATAGACACACATATTTCTGATTCATCTTGGCCATGTCACTGGCGAAGACCTTTTGCAACTCCGACAGCCTGCCGCCCTCGGTCTTGACCTCAACGAACCATGTCTGGCCGTTAGGCAGGCACACGATCCGGTCGGCCACGCCGCGATGCGCAGGACTGGTGAATTTGTACGCCCGACCGCCCAGCTCTTTGACGCGCTTGACGAGGTGGGCTTCGATTTGTTTTTCTAACATGACACGAATAATACACGAAAAAAAGTTTTGCACAAATTATTTTTTGTGTGTTAAGATCAAGCCCTCATCAACTAAACTGGAGTACACATGAAAATAGAGTTCACACGGGCCGAAGTAGAGGCCATCATCTTGGCGTACATCAAAGAGGAAGTCGCGCCGTACATAAAGTTTGTGCGTGTCGTGGGCGTCGAACACGCTTTGCCCAGCACTATCACTGTGGAGACCGCAGATGCAGCACAGTAACATCGTCGGCGGCTCGACCGCCAAGCGCGTCATCAACTGCCCTGGCTCTGTGGCCTTGGTGCAGAAGATGCCGCCCAAGCCCTCCAGCGAGCATGCCGACCGTGGCACGATGCTGCACGACGTGATCGCCGAGATCCTTGGCAAAGACTTGCCGTGGGATCAGTTCATTGGTACGGTCTACGAAGGCCAAGTGCTGACGCAAGAGCTGTTCGACGAGAAGATCATGGTGGCGCTGGCGCTGCTGGACCAAGTTGATCCAGACAAAAGGATGGAATATGAAGTTGAAACACGTGTTGGCTTCGGTGATTTGCTACCTGGCGTGTTTGGCT